CAGCTCCGGAGAGTCCGGGTTCTCGTGGTCGTCGAGTCCGGCCACCTTCTTCACGGCGAGGAACAGGGTTGTCGGCATGACGTCGGCGACGGCCTGCTTGGCCTGGGTGGCGGTAACCGAATGGTCGTCGAAGTGCTTGCCGAAGCTGACCTGCTCAGCGGCCTTCTCCACCTTGTTTTCGATCTTGCTGCCGGATGGTTCACCCTTGAACTTGTCCAGCAGCGCCTGCGCCGCCTTGACCTTCTTCGGGTCGAGGAACTTCGTCTTGCCCTTCGTCAGCTCGGAGACGATCTTCGTCTTGACGTCCTGCGGCAGGGCATGGAACTCATCGGCCGACAGCGGCTGGTAGGCGGCCAGGTGGTTCTTCGACCACGACGCGCCGGGCGCGTGGCCCTTCGCCATGGCGACCGCATGCTCGACGTGCTTGGGAAGCGCCTTCGGCGTCTCGGACTTCTTCGGCGCCGGGTTCTTCGCGGCCTCGGCGACCGACTGGGCCTCCTTGATGACCGGCGGGGTGGCCTTCGCGGCGATGTCGGCCTTGGCCTGCTCCAGCTTGGCGAGGTGGGCTTCCTTCGCGGCGTCCTTCACTACCGGAGTCTTCGGCGAGGAAGCGGCGGGGCCCTCGGCCTCCTTGATCACCGGCTTGTGGCCCGCGGCCTTGGCCTTGTCGGCCACGGCCTGCGCCGCCTTCTCTAGGGTGCCGTCGGCCTTGGCCTCCTTGACCGTCTTCGGGCCGGTCGGCTCAGGCGGAAGGTTGATCTTCTGAACGACGGTGCCCTTGGGGGTGGTAACCGTGCCGGGCGTTCCGGCCTTCAGCTCCTGGTGCGGCTTGAGCTTGTCGAGCAGCTCGGCGGCCTTCTTCTGCTGCGGGCCGAATCCGTCCTTCTGGACCTTGACCAGCTCGCCGCGGATGATCGCCTTGTCGTCTCCGGACAGGGCGTTCCACTGCTCGGGGGTGATCGCGGCGGCCTTGTCCAGCTTGTACTGGGGGGTGACCTTCTCCTGGGCGATGACGAACGCGATGCCCTTGGAGGCGAGGGTCGGCTTCTTGCCCTTGGGACCCTTCTGCACGGTCTGGCCGAGGGTCTTGGTGGCCTGGCCGAGCATCACCTTGCCGGGGGCGTTGTTGACGACCCCGGCGGCCTTGGAGACGCCCTGACCGGCGGCGTGGGCTTCGCCGGTGGCGGCCTTCGCGGTCTGCCCGGGGTGCGGGTTCGGCTTCGGCTTGATCTCCACGAGAAGCTTGTGGGGGATCGGCTTCCCGGCTTCCTTCAACGCCTGGATCTTCTTGATCCGGGTGGCGTTGGCCTTCTCGACGCGGGCGGCTTCGAGGGCATGCCAGGCCTGCGGGGCGCTGGTGAACAGGCTGTGCTTCCAGCCCTTGCATGGGCCCGGGTGCAGCGGGTTGAGGCAGGCGGTCAGCGAGCAGGTGTCGTGGGCGTCATCGTCCTGGTGAATTGCCGCGAAGACCGACGCCATGATGTGCGACGGCGAGCCGAGGTTTATACCGAAGTCGTTGCCGTTGAGGATTGAGGCGACGATGGAGCTTGCCGTGTTGGCGACCGGGTCGTCGTAGATCAGGATGCTTGCCGTGTTGCCCGAAGCCATCTTGATCTTGAGCAGGTCTTTTAGCTCCACGCGGGCCATCCTACGGCATCGTTTTCGATCATGAAGGGTGCCGCGCGCGTACGTAGAACTACCTACTTGCGGCCCGCCCGCCTCAGCGTGTTGTCCTCCGACACCTGCCGCTTCACCTTCGCCGCCGCGGCCTTCTGCCGGTGGTAGGCGGCCCGCTGCTTCGGCGTCATCTTCGCCAGCTTCGCCTTCTCCTGGCGGCGTTTCAGGATGGCATCGGCCCGCTTCTCCAGGCTGTCGTGCTGCCGCTTCGCGCGCGCCCGGCCCTGCGCGTCCAGGCGGTCCTGGTCGCGGGCGTCCCGGTCGGCGGTCCGCTTGTTGGTGGCGTTCGCCTGGGCGGCCTTACGCAGGGTCTGCTGGTGGCCTTGCAGCGCCTTCGAGTAGTCAGCGACGGCTTTACGGGCGAGGGCGGCCATCTTCGGGTCCCGCTGGGCGTTGGCCGCGGCGATGGCCTGCGCGCGCGCGATGGCATCCGTCAAACCCTTGACCGCCACCTGGGCCTTCTGGACCGGCGTCGTCTTGTTCTGGTCCTGGGTGCCGGGCTCGTAGTCGCCGCGGTGCTGGCCCTTGCACAGGCCGGGCTTGTGGGTTTGCAGGCAGAACTCGCCGGACACGCAGGACGCCTGCATGAGGGTGATGCCGGAGGCGGCTAGGTTGGGCGGGCCTTTGTACTGGCGGTTGCCCATCTCCGTCGGCTCGTTTTCGATCTCCAGCAGCTCCACGCAGCGGCAGTTGACGACCTCCTTCGCCGGGGCGGCCGGGTCGTGCGGGTGGCGCATCAGGTAGCCGCCGACGACGAACAGCCCGCCGAACGGCACGGTCTGCCCGTCGGCCTCCCGGTGGTCAGGGCGGGTCCGCTGATCCTCGGTGGCCAGCCAGCGTTTCACCCACGCCGTCTCCGGGTCGGCCTCGACGAGCATGCTGAATGCGTCGTGGAGACCGCCGTTGTAGGCGCCGACGACTTCTGTGCGGGCGACGACCCGGGCGCGGCCCTTCCACTTTTCGGTGCTGGTGTCGCCGAAGAGCTGCTCCACCTGCTCCTGCACGTCAGGAATGCTGGCCCCGTTTTTTGTGGCCGAGTCGATGATGTTCTTGACCAGCCCGAAGACCTCGTTGGGGACGTTCTGGAGCCGGTTCTGCCGGTCGGCGATCCAGTTCTGCACGAACGGCCGGGACTCGAACAGGGTGCCGTCGGCGAACAGGTCCTTGTACGGGGCGGCGAGGACTTCGCGGGCGACCTGCTCGGTGTAGGTGTCGGTGAGGGCCGCCCATTTCGGTGTCTGCGAGAAGACGGTGAACGGGTCGGGGACGAGGGCGAGCCGGGCGACGCCACCGGCGAACATGGCGACTTTCACCGCGGCGAGCCATTCCAGCATCATGTCGAGGTAGGCCTCGTAGAGGCCGGGCTCGTACTGGGCGAACACGGCGACGGCGGCCTGCTGCTGGGCTTCAGCGCCGGGCAGGGCTGGCTGGGTCACGGCGGTCCCTGCCTCCTCGGAGGTTCTTGATGGCCCAGATAACGCCTGCTACCTCGTCGGGTGTGAGGTCGCAGCCCTGGCCCTGTTCTTCTTTGGCTTTCATCTTGCCGAGCCCGGACGCGAATCCGATGGCGAGACGTGCCTGTTCTGGCGTCACTTTGCGTGACTACTTTCTGGTGTCGGCCCGGGGATTCCGCCACTTCTACCGGCTGGTAACGTCTTTTGTCCTGATTCTCGGTTACTCACCGCAGCTCCCCCCGCGCCTGATACAGCGCCGCCCGCAGATCCTCCGGGTTGTGCGACAGCCCGCGGGTCAGCAGCTCGGTGCAGTAGCCGCCCAGGAGCTGCTCCAGCGAGTCCGGGTCGACGGACATGGCGACGGCCTGCTCCCGGATGTGCGTCCACGCACCGGCCAGCAGGGCAGGCACGCGGGCCTCGTCGGCCAGGCGCCGGGTGTGCAGCTCATGCTTCGCGACTGCGTAGCGGGCCCGCTGCGGGCCCGGGACGAGGCGGCCGCCTGCCAGCTCCAGGGCGCGCCGTACGGCCGCGTCGGCGGCGAAGAACAGGCTGTCGTCGGTGTTCTGCCGGATGCTGGCGGCCAGGGAGCGCAGCTTGCCGCCGGACGCGGGCGGGGCCTGGCCGCCTTCGGCCTCGGCGACGGACGGGAGCTGCGGCAGCGGCCGGTTCCCGGCGTCGGCCGGTTCCGTGCCCGCCTGGTCGTATCCGGGGTCGCCGGGCATCAGGTCGCCTTCGGCCGGGGCGGCGCCGGGCGCGGCCGGGGCGGCGATCTTCGGCAGCCCGAGGACCTTCTGCACCTCGGGGTCGGAGGCGTAGGCGGGCTGCGCCTGGAGCAGCGCGGCGACGATCTTGTAGACGCGCTCCTTGTCGTCGGGGGCGTCGTCTTCGGTGAAGGCGGCGTTGTTGCGGGCCGACTCGTCGGAGATGATGCCCTTCTCGACGAACTGCAACGCCTGGTCGGAGCGGTTGGGCCGGACGGTGAGGGCGGCGATGTCGAACCAGAGAGTC